TGTTCTACATTTAATATAACATTCTAGTGTTTCACTAGTACCAGGTCTTACCCAACTTCTAATGCCGTTTGTAATAGTTGAGTTTGCACCATCAGCTGAATCTCTATAAGTGTCTGTTACTATAGCAGTATTTTCATATTCCCAAATTCCATTTGTTCCAGGAACAGTTACCCACGCCATATTATTCCTCTATTTGTTCTTTTAGTTCGTCATCAAAGTATTCTTCAATGTCGTCTTTATTAACATTATGAAATTCTGCAACTTTTTCAATTGCATTTTCAAAGTTCATTAATAAATTGCCTTCATTCTTAACTAACTTCATAACATCATTAATCGCCTCTTTTAATACTGGCGTTAAGTTGTTATATGAATTACTATTAAACGCCTGTTGCGTCTGTATTAACTGACTGACTTTCTGCATTTGATACCTCTGGTGTTTCTGGTTGTGCTTCTGCTCCTGTAGGTTCAACTTGTCCATCTTGTGTAAAAGTACCTGTACCTGCGATCTCTGGTTTTGGATCACTATGGGGTTGTGCCTGGAACATATTCCCAGCAACATCTTGTCTTTTAATATCTAATTGATCGCCAACTTTAGCTCTTAATGCGTCTTTAAAAGCATCTCCAGCACCGACCATATCATTTTGTGCCATTTTGTCTATAAAGTTTTTTACTTCTTCACTCATTTTTTATCTCCTATAATAAGTCATCATTGCCTGTTGTTTGTACTTCAGGTGATGATATGATACCGTCATCAATTTCTTTTTTGATTTCAGCATCCATTTTTTTAATTTCTGCTTCTGTTTGTTTTAATATGTTTCTTCTAACATAATTAACAGAAAAATATTTACCAACATAATCTCTTACTTCTCTTGCCAAGTTTAGTCTTTCTCTCATCATTTCAGTATTCTTTAATTCTGCAAAGTGACCATCTTGTAAAAAGTCGTAAAATATACTATCTCTAATTAACGGCCATTCTGTTTCAGAAATTACACCTTTAATTATTAATTGTGTTCTTAATAAATCATTAAACAATTCAGTAAATTTCTTTCTTAATCTGCCTACAAATTTAGTAAATTTTAATTCATCTCTACTAATTTCACTTGCACGACCAAGATTAAAACCTTGACTTGCCTCTAATCTACTTACAGGCACGTTTAATGATCTATATAATTTTGCTCTAAAATATTCTATGTCTGCTATTTCACCTAAATTAGCACCACCTGGAAGTGTAGTAATATCTGTTCCTCTACCACCTTCTCTACTTGGTAACCAAAAGTCTTCAAGCATTGACATATAATTTCTGTCATCTCTTATTTCTCCTGTTGAAGCGTCATATACAAGTTTGTTTCTATATCTTGCCATAACATCTCTTAAATAAGATTCTGCTTTTGCCTTAGGTAAATTACCTACATCAATCTTAAATATTCTTCTTTCAGGTGCTCTTGCAATTCTGTAAATCACAGCAGCGTCTTCAATCATTCTTAACTGATTGACAGGTTTAATTGCCTTATGTAAATAAGATAATATTAAACCATTCTTATTCTGATCTATCATTCCTGATGGACAAAATGCAATAGTGTCCACAGCAACTTTAATTCCTTGTATAGCAGCTGCACCTTGTATACCTCTTTCATTGTACACAAAATATTCAATAGTTTCATCTGCAATATTAATATTAGTAGGAGAAGTCATACCTTCAGGCCTTCTCTTTCTAACTTCTCTAATTTTTTTAACTTTTCTTGGATCAAGGTATTTTAATTCTACAATACCGTTTTTTGTATTTTCAGCGTCAATGACCTTTTGAAAAAAGATTCTTCCATCAACATACCATCGTCTAAAGAGGTCGTGTCCTCTTGTATTAAATTGTAATAGTCTTAATACTTCAGAAAATTCTTCTTCTATTCTTACTTTAATTTTTGAAGAATAGTTTAATCCATCTGTAATTACTTTTACAGATTGTTTGTTTTCATTTGAAGTAATTGCCTCATTGACAATATCTTCAATCGCCATATCACACTCTGGGTGTAAAGCAATTTCTCTATATCTTCTGATTAGATCCTGCTCAGTCTTAGCAGTACCTTCCATATCAAGGTAACTACCAAAAAATCCACCAGCGGCAACTACTTGTGTGCCGTCTTCCGCTGCCGGTTGACTAAATTGTTGTTTTGGATCTGTTTGTGGTTTAACTCGTGTTATATTAAAACCAAATAACTCTGCCATAATTTATTCCTTTTTTCTCTAACTACTTATAATAGTTTTAAAAGGGCGCTTTTGACGGCGCCCTTTAAATTTATCTACTATGTAGTAGTGTTTGTTTCAAAATATTGATATTGAAAAGTTACTCCGAATGTTTCTACTTCGTCATTCGTTCCAAAATTCAAATCAATAGCCGCTACTTCCGTAGGAAAAGCGCCTCTCAAAGTATAAGATTTTAATGTATTACCATTTCTATCCAACTGATCTACAAATGCGTCAACTTGATAGTCAACAGGATTTGATAAACCCTCGTTGTCTGACATATTGTTGATACCGTTTTGCCATCTCTCAAAAGCATTTCTTAACTTAAAGTTTGTATCGTTAAGAACAGTAATAGTCCAATCTCCGAAAGTTCTATCACCAGCAATTTTGATCTGTCTTCCTCTAAAAGGAACATTCACAAGACCAACATTCATTGCAGGTATTTGAGCTGTTGTACATAGAAAAGCTAAGTCTTCTATTTCTCCACCAACTTGTGCGTAACCAGGAAAAGGCATTGTTACCTTAAACTGATTGGCTCTTGCGCCACCGCCAGCAAGTTTAGCTTTGAAGTCATTTATGTTTGCCATTTTTTATTTCTCCTCTACTAATTACCCAGCCACTTCTTCAAAAGAAACGCCAGTTCTGGTTGCGACAAAAGATAAAGTGATAAAGTTGATACTTCTTGCAGGTTTCACAAAGATTTCTGCAACAAATTCATTTCTATCAATTACTTCGCCAGTGTTGTTAGTTTCATCACATACTACTAAAAAGTCTGTGATACCTCTACGACCTTGTACTTCTCTAAGGAAAGGTTCTACAATGTTTCTAAAGTTCGCTCTTGTAAATTCATCATTGAATTCAAACAATTGGAATTTAGAAGCAGTTGCTACTGCCTTCTCTAAAGTTATGAACAATCGTCTAACATTGATTCTATCAAAAGCACTCGGTGATGATAAACCAGTTTTATCTCCAAACAAGATTGTTCCTTGTCCTGAGAATGTTGCAACTGGATTTACTCTACTAGTGTAAAGGTCATCTCTTTGTGATTTTGTAGGATTGTATGCTAATTTAGCAGCGCCTCTAATAACACCTCTATTTAATCCAGCAGGTGAGTACCAAGCGTCAGCTAAAATATCTGTTCTAGCAGCCAGTCCAGCAATGTCTCCGTTTAATGGTATATATCTATACACATCATTGTATCTATCGTAACAGTATTTGTAACCACTATCAAATACAACGTAAGAAGATGATCTAATTCCATCAAAGAAACCAGTTACATTACTTGTTTGTGTATTTGAGTTTGCTACATTTACTACATCTGATCTTTGCGGTGAAGCAAAAACCACACAGTCTTTTCTATTTTCTGCAATAGTAATCAGATTTTCAATGTGTGAAGATGAACCACTTGGTCCAGCGATGATTAATCCAACATCTACTGTATCTGCGTCAGCAAAAAGGTCGTAACCTGATTTTAATTCGCCGTCAGTAGAAGCAGTTCCGTCTATTCCGCCAGATAATGATTCACTTGTAGGTACATCAACAGCAGTAAATGGTGTATTTGCAGCTGCGTTACCCCAATTGGTACCAGAAGTGTTATGATCCATCCAAAATATATAATTAGATTTATTACTAATTACTGTTGGGTAGTAGTTAACCTCTCCTTGTGGTGTTTTTGCGTCTGAAGCTTTTGAAAGTTTAGAATAAGATTCTAAAACTGTTCCAGGTACACCTGAAACTTCTCCGTCTTCATCTATAACAACTACGTGTATTTCATCACCAGAGCCTGATCTTGTAGAAACATAAGCAGAAGTTCCTGGAGCGCCATCAACTTGATCTGCGTATCTCCATCTTCTTTTGATTCTAGCATCATCAGCTACAGCAGAAATTAATCCACCTTCACCTCTAGGATGTTGTACAATACCAATAGATGTTGAAGCAACACTAGTTACTTTATATTTTTCACCAGTAGTGAAATCTACGCCAGCACCAGTTGTAGAAAACTCAATGATGTCGCCAACATTAAGGTAACTTGTTGCGTCTGAGTCAACAGATATTGATGTATCTCCAACTGCTAAATCTGATTGATCTACCTGTTGAGATGTAGTTGTGATTTGTTCAAATGCCGAAGCAGATGGACAAGTTGCGACTAAAAGATTATTACCCCAAGCACCTGCTGATCTAGCAGCAAATGTTCCAACTGAACCTTGTCCTGTTGAGTAATTATCTTCGTAGTCTTGTTTGTTCTTTATAAGCAAACCTGTTCCGCCAGCGGCAGCGTTTACTTGTGTTGATCCTTGTTTTGCTCGTACTACTCTCAATGAGTTAGAATATTGTAGAAAGTTAGCAGCGCTGAAAAAATACTCAAAGTTATTTGTATCAGGTTTACCAAAGGTATCTACAAGTTCTTGTTCACTAGAAATAGAAACAACTTCATCTAAAGGTCCTTTGCTGAATTGACCAGCAAATGCACCGATTGAAGTTGATACTGCAGGAATGATTCTTGTTAAATCTCTTTCCTGTACGAGAACACCAGGTGATACTTGAAATGCCATAAGTTATTCTCCTCTAATTAGCTAATTTAGTTGTCATATTTGTTCAAAACTCGTATTATTCATACGCCCATATTTAAATTTCAATCTTACTGATATTTATAATAGATCAAAACCTAGTGGTTTTTACGAACCACAGGTATCCATCTATCTCCATATTCATCAACTGTTTCTTGTTCTTGTTCATTTATGCCGTCATCTACGAAACCAAATGGCGCCATATCTTGTTCTATTAAATTTTGTTGTTCAGCATACATCTGCATACGAGCATTTTGATCTGTTAATTCTTTAAAATAACCTTGGTTTGATACCCAACCAAACATAACTAAACACATCATTAAATCATCATTGCTACCGTCCTCAGCCTGCCAGGATTGACCTTTCTTGGCAAAAGTTGACATCTCCTGTATGATTTTAAAAGAGTTAACTATCAACTTGTCTCCTTCAATAAGTGTCTTTATGTTAGCACAACCTACTTTTTTTGTTGCTTTTGTCATACGCATACCTAGAGAAGAACCACGACCACTAAACATAGCGCCTAGTATTTGACCAGCACGACCTTTTTGAGTACACATTAATACATTAGGATATTCTATTTCATATTGTAGTGCTTCTGCTATCTGTTGACCTATATCATTTACCTCGGTTAAAATATGTGCTTGATTGTATCGTTTAGCAATTTCAGATATAATATTAGGAAATACAAAAGGTTTTACTTCGTTGTTTTTATAAATTGCAACAACTCTAAATGGCATTTTAGTTACATCAAATACTACAAATGCTGAGTAATCTTTTTCTACACCTCTTGCGACATCAACTGTAACCACATATGTACGACCTTTAATAGGTTGTTCAAACTGATCCACACTTCCTTTTGATATTGTAGGTGATTCATAAGTTAAGGCTTTAATTTTTGATGGTGAAATAAGAGTATTAACAGAACCTAAAAATTCACATTCAAACTCTTGTTGAAATTGCTCAGGAGATGTATTTCTAATTGTTTGTTCTTTCCACTCGTCATCTCTACCAGGCACCTCTGACCAATGTACTTCAATAGGAATATAATCGTTTCTTTTCTTTTCTGCGTCAATCCATAATTTATAAAATTGATTCATACCATAAGGCGTTGATACGATAACCATTTTAGTTTTTTGTCCTGAAGATATTGTAGGATAAACGGAACTGAAAAACATTTCAGCAATGTTTGTAGGTACGAAAGCAAACTCATCAAGGAATATTATATTATAAGAACCACCCCTAATAGCACTTGAAGAAGTAGCAGCGGCAACTATTGTTGATTTATTTTCTAGTTCAATATTACCCTTGTTCCAGTTTACTACACCTTGTTGCATCCATTTTGGTAAATTTTCATATGCAAGTTGTAATCTACTTAATATATCTCTAGCAGTTGAAGATTTGTTAGCAAGTAAAGCAATATTAGAATTTGGATTAAACATTGCATAGTGCATTAAATAAGAAACCGTTGTTGTGGATTTACCTGATTGTCTAGGTAGTTTGCAAATTGTAAATCTATTATTATGAATAGTATCTACTATCTTTTTTTGAAAATCATACATCTTAAAAGGCACAAGACCTTCATCAAGCGATACAATCCTTACATATGTTTCCATAAAATACACAGGATTATTAGCACACTTTTGATATTCTAAAATTTGCTCTTTAGTAAACTCTTGTGGTGTGTTTATCTTTTTTAAATTAGGGTTACCTAAATATGCGTCTGTTACTGCCATTAATATGTTTTTTTAAAAGTTTGAAATTTTTGTCCATCTGTATTTGTTTTTATTTCTCTAGGATCATCTTCCCATAAACTTTTTTCATATCCAAACCATCCTGTAATAATATATTTCTCGTGTGTTTTAGATATTTGTCCACTATGAGTATGTGTAAAATCTGTTGGCCAAATCAATGTCAAACCTTTTTTACAAGGTGTTGTAATATTTTGATATTTAAAATGTGTACCAGCATCAGGTGTATCTGTTAAATATGTCATCCATACAAGACAACGATTTTCATTTTTAGATGTTCTTTCACAATGCTCAGCAAAATAACCTGCACCAGGTTTATAATACTGTATATTAGCACCTTCTTGCATTCCATAAGCATTAAAATTTTTTAATTCAGGATATATTTTTTCATACTCAATAACACATTCTTTTAATGCTTTTTTGTATTCTAAAAACGCTGGGTCTGTGTAATCAGGATGTATTCCGAGATCAATAGAGTCTTTATTATTTTTATTAATATTGTATGGTCCACCTATAACACCTTCCTTATGCAGGCTAGAATTTTTTTTAAATAAATCTATCAAAGAATCACAGTTGTTTGGATTAATATACCATCCACCTATAAAACTTTCTTTCGGAAATTTATATTCTTTAACCACCTAGATCCTCCAATTCTTTCTTTAATCTTTCAATTTGTTTTTTTCTTAATTCTTCTTCACTCAATCTTTCAGTTCCTGAAAGTCTTTTTAAATAATGAAGTGTACCATAACCTTTTTTTATTGGATACTTAGCAGCAGCCCAACTTGTATAACCTAAAGTTTTTCTGAAATCTAATTTCCATTCATCATCTGGAAAACAAAATGAATAATTTACTACAAAATTATTTTTATTCATATCTAAAAATTTTTTATCTAAGGCTCTTGCAGCTTCTTCATTTTCTGCAAACATCATACCGTCAAAAATATCGTGTTCATCAAAGTTTTTATCTGAGTCAGCGTGCCAAGAAATAGCGTGCCAATGTATTCCTACAAATTGATTACCGTCAAAAGCACCCAACCATACATTAACACCTTTAACAAATTTTTCAAAAATAGGTCCTTTTACTGTTATTTTTTCATCTTTGAGAAAGACACTACCTCTTAACTCTGTGGTAGTTTTTTCTAACAATCTACTGACTTCATCTTCACTATAACCTCTTTCGGTTTTTAGAAAACTTTTTGCTAATTCCAAGTCTATTTGTCTTACATCTATCATATATAATTCCTCATACAGATACTTATAAGAGTTATAAAAGTATTACTTAGGTGTGATGTCTTTGAAGTTTTTGTCATTATCATTTTCACTTTTTCTTTCACTATTTGTTTCAACAGTTTTTTTATTTAACATTTTTTGTAGTTCAGCAGTAGAGCCTACAAATAAAGCATTTTTAATATTGGCACTTGCTTTACCAGGAACTTCTTTTAAATCTTTTAATTTTTTTTGTAAGTCTTGTAATTTATCAACAGTTGTTCCTACTTGACCAATAAGTTGTCCAGCAACTTCATATGCTCTAGGATGTTGACCTTCTTTTGCAATATCAAGTATACCTTGAATTGCCTCTTGTCCTTTTTCAATTAGATTGTAATAACTTTCTCTACTATAATCATAATCTGTATTAATATCTTTTTCTATAGCTAATTCTAATTCACCTTCTTTTCTTTCAACAGGTGGATTAAATTCTTTTTGTACAGTTGTAGGTGTATCAACACCTAGTATTTCATTTACTTTATCTTCTAGTTTAGTCATTATGTATCATTTCCACTTGATGGATCAAATCTTTTACCGTCATCAAAAAAACTAATTGTAGTTGTAAATCCAAAATCATCATCAGCCTCAGCAGTTGTTGGATTAGGTAATATTACAATTCTTTCCTCTCTTGCTAATTGAGGGTTAGTATCTGACCCTAAATCTGCTTGTGTCTTTTTAATAACACCTTGATTATTCATAGGACCAAACAAGTATGTTTTAGCAGTAAAGTTAATAGTATATATAACAGCTCTACGATTAGTAAATTCACCATCATAACTATCCTCGTAATTAATATTTCCTAATACAATAGGTATATCTCTTTTAATATCTAAATTAGGAACCATATTAACTGTTACTGTATAGTCAGGTTGAAAGTAAGGTAAAATTTGTTCAACTATTTGTAATCCATCTTCAGCAGTTGCTGTAAAAAGGTATAGTTGTAAATCTATATTGTAAGGTACTGGTGTATAATTAAAGTTTACTTTCTTACCTTCTTCACCTGATTTTGCTTGTGAGTATTTTTGAACACGAGTTAATTTTCTAGTAGCGTCATAACTTAATCCAGTAATCTCAAAACCCATACGAGGTAAAGATGTTGCAAATTCTCTACTATTTAAATTTGCTTGTTGATCTAATCTGACCATAAACTTTTCTTTAGGTGCATATGCAAGAGGTACTTTTATTCTGCTAGTTACACCACCTGTACTATTAGTTCTTTGTATAACTATATTATTAAACACTTGTCCAAATGCAACAATAAGTTTTCTTAAACTTTGATTATAAAATCTATTACCTAACATTAATTATCCTCATCTCCAAATGGATTTCTTTCAGTAAAATCTAATATATCATCTAACGCTGATTGGGTATCAAAACCTGCTTCAGTATCTAAATCTGTATTAGCAGCATAAGATGATTGTTGTTGTATAGATAATTCTGTAAAATCTTCATTCATTAAGAAAGCAGGTTCTCCAGATGATAAATCTTGTTCTAATCTTAATGATCCTTCACCACTTAAAGCAACTTGACCACTCTCTAAAGTAAATTTGTAATTTAATTGATTTAATGTGTACTTATCCTCAGCGCCATCTATTGCCTCTAAACCAGTATTTAATTCTTCCGAAGAATACTCCCAACGAGTTACTCTTAATTTATAAACCGGCAATTGACCTAATGCAAAGAAAGGTTCCTGATCTTCAACAAATTGTATCTCAAAAAATGAGTTCATTAACGGATAGTAAATTATATCACCTTCGTTAGGTCTACCTGTAGCAATTAAACTATCTTTTAATCCTACGTGATAATCCCACGCTCTTTTAGATACCATAAATGTAGTATCTTCTCTAATCTCTAAACCAAATTTTGAAACTATTTCTTGTTGACCTGCAAAACCTTCAGTTGATTCTATATACATCTCAATCATCCAAGAGTCATCAAACCTAGAAGCTGTATCTTCTCCTAAAATTAAATCTCTATTGACTAGTGTTCTTGGCAGGTAATAAACATCGTGGCCGTAAATCTTTAGACCCTCTACGATTAAGTCTTCGTAAAGTCTTTTCTCGTTTTGATTACCAATGCCGTTGCCACCTTGAAAGTAATGATTAACTGGCATAGTTTTATCCGATCATAAAGGCTGGGTTTAATTCAAATGTGCTTCTTATTTCTGTTTCTAGTTTTTCTATATCTGCTAATGCTTCTGAATATATTTGTTGTCCATTTAAAGTTACTCCACCAACCATTGCAACTCCATTGAATTTAGATAAGTTAGCGCCCCATTGTTTTTTAAATAAAGCAGTAGTATATCTTTTTAAATAAATGTCATTAAAAACATCTGTGTAAGTATTTGGATCTAATCTTCTATAACATTCTATAACTAGGTACTCGTCTTCTTCTAAATCATTTTTCCAATCCATATCAATATAAAGTCTATTGTCGTGTTGATTAAATCTCATAGGTTTTTCACCTACTAGTATATGATCTAAAAAATCTAAATGTCTTAATACAACATCATAGTTAACCATTGATGTTGAAGAAAAATCATATAGATCATTTAATCTCATTTGATATCTAACATCAAATAGATTCATATTACCTTTGTTTGTAATTGGAAAAATATTAATAATAGAAAGTATGGTCTCTGGAACTACTAGATAATTTTTATCTTCATACCAAGTTGTTGAAACATTAGTATCTTTTAAATCTGATTTAGTTTCACTTTCAGCATTTAAACCTGATAAACGGACTTTATCTTCAGCAGTTAATTTGTATTTTAGATATGTTCTTCTAATACCGTCATAGTGAAACTGTTGAAAATATTGTACAGCTTCGTCTATTCTATCTTCTAATTGGTCGTCATCAGCATTTATTTCAATCACTGGTTTACCCAATGCTCTTAATGCGTATTGCTTTAGTGTTTCTCGTGTAGATGGTACAGCCATAAAATTCCTCTTTGTTACTACTATTTATAAGAATTATTTAATGGTAGGAAAGAGATTATCAGCACAAAACAACTTAATATCTTCTTCAGGCAACCCTAAAGATTGCATTGTTTTCGGTGTATGGGGATTCTTTTGTTGATTAATACAGTAATAATTCTGTGCTTTTATGACATCTTCTTTAGTAGAATCGTTGTCATAATCACCTATCTTGTCAATATATGCGTTTAAGTTTGACAAACCCATTGTACATATTTGTTCTAATTCTTTTTCTTCTCTTACATTACCAGCAGCAATCATTCCTGGACTAAAGATATTCTTTGCCCAATCAGGCAATTCTCTTACCTTTGATGGTGTAAACCATTTGTTTTCTTCTATAAAGTATTTTGTTAATGCGTGTTCTTTTTTAAGTAGTGGAGAAAAGTCGTGGAACGCACCAGTAACTTTACTCTTGCCTGCAATAATATCAAAACCGTAAATAGGTCCACCATTTGTAGTATTAGGAAATAGACATATATGTGCCATCCACAATCCTTTTGATTCTCTAGCGTCAACTACATCTACGTGTGCTCTTCTAATACTTTTATTCTTCCAAGTACGGTTTGTCCAATTAGGATTATTAAATCTATCCATACCTGGTTCTTTGTATTCTATTAAATGTTTATCTAAAACTTCTATGATTTCTTTTTGTAGTTTAATTAATCTTTCCCAAATCATTAATCTTTACCCTCAATACTTGTTCCTTTAAAAGGATCATTTTTAGTATCTCTATTATTAGTTGTAAATTCAAAAACTTCATTAGTTAATACTAAAGGTTTATTAATTTCATTCATTTCAATAAATAATTCTGTAGCAGATTTAAAACAAAACTCTACTTCATTCATTACATTAATTTGATAAGTGTTTAAATATTCATTGATGATTTCTTTAACTATTCTTTTATATTCTTGTCCTCTACCTTGAAAATCATAATAACTTTTTACAGGTACTTTTTTAGAAATCATTTGACCACCAGACAGATCACCTAAATGTCTAACATAAATGTGTCCGTATAGTTTTTCAGGATCGTCTTGTATAGTTTCTATGTGTTCTATATATCGTTTTGTACTAGGAGTTATTTGTGGCGCATTTGATAAATCAGGCCATAACTTTTTGTAATCTCTATGTATGTTTTCTGCTCTTTGTAGACCAGGTGTTTGTCTAAACAAATCGTTGTGCATTCCATACTTTTCTAGCACAGAATAACATTGTAATTGATTATACAAATAGATAGCGTACAATTCAGGACGAATCGTACCACTCATTAGAGTTTTTACAAACTCTTGTCGTTCAGCATTTTGATGAATCTCTTTTGTGAGCTCTTTAATGTCATACGCCATAATATAAAAATCAGCAATGTAAATAATTAATTAAAATTATTCAGTAGCGTGTAAAGCGTCAGCTTTTGCTCTATCAGCAGCTACTTTTGCAGTTCTTTCAGATTCTTTTTGCGTTTGAGCATCGGTTTCATTTTTAGTTCCACCAAATACAACTACATTTTCATCTGCGTCTAAAGATAATCTCCAAGACTCAACCTCAGCAATACCAGTTTTTAAGATAGCCTGACCTTTTGCAACTGCGTCATCACCAGTTACAGAATTACCAGTAAAAGGTTCGCCGTTAAGTGTAAAGTAATAATCCATTGTTTATTTTCCTTTTATTGTTAATATTATTCGCCGTGTTTTCCACCGTATCTACTATCACCTGAACCAAAGTTACCCCACCAATCAATTTGACACATTAGTGGATAAACAGTAGAATTGAATCCACCGTGTAAGTAGTTGTAAGATGCAGTTAATCCGTAGTTACCTGTTTTGTTTGTAACTGTTGTTGATGTTGAAGCACCATTAGTTGTCGGATTAGTATTATCCGAGTTATCAGAACCGTAGTAAACTCTAGTATCTACTGTATGATCTGAGTCTTTAGGATCAAATGACCAACAATATGTTCTCCAAGATTCACCATCTGTGTTATCAGAATAACCACCGTGGAATCCAGTTTTACCCCAAGCCATATAAGGATTAGCACGACTTGATTTAGTCTGGTTAATACTTATAAACTTTCTAGGATTTTCTAAACTCATACACCAACCGTTAATACCAACTCCGTAGTAGTAGTAAGAACCATAAATCATTCCCCAAGTACCGTCCCAAGTTGTATTAAATTTAGTGTAGTATTGAGGACCGTTCTCAGCACTATAAGATGTTGTAGTTGATCCGTTAAAAGATTGGAAACCAATGTAAATTCTAGCAGCACCAGTTGTTCCTAATCCTGCACCGTTATTACAATTGTAAGCAGCATATTGCATACCGTTACCTTGTTTATATCCAAAACCACACCAACCGTTATTACCTGGAACAACACAAATATTTCTACAGTTGCTAATTGACCAAGTATCAGTAAAGTATTCTGTTGATTCTAAATTAGTAAAAAACTCACTAATTCTATCAACTTTGTTTAAACATTTAGTTGATTTGAAAACGTGAATTGTTTTAGCAGAATCTGAACCTTCACCAGCAGAGTGAACCATAACAAGCGTTTTGTTTTTCTCGTTATATCCAGTACCTGTAGCGTAAGTATTAGTTACATCTAACATATGTGTAGAATAATCGTAATAATCTATTTGACCATTACCAGCAGCCTGTCCACCATTATATTCTCTCATAGTTTGTCTTCTATTAGTAAACAATCTTCTTGGTCTGATCCCTTCAGGTAGGACGTGATTTAATTTAGACCAAGCAGTTGTAAATTCAAATGAAGCTGTTATTTGATGATATGAGTGCCAAGATATAAAACCATCTTTTGAAGATGTGTAATATTGTGCCCAAGGATATTGGTCACATTGATACATTGATTTTAAGTAACAAGTATAAGTCGTGTAATCTTGTGATGTTAAATCACAATGCGATACGTCAGTACCGTGGTCATTGTAAGAATATGAGTGTGAAGCGTCTGATAACATACCAAAACGGTAGTTAGTTGTTGAGTTACATACTGCAGCCCAAGGCGACCCTACGTTATTAAAACTTGAGTCGTAAATACGATAGTTGACGTTATGGTTTTGGTCAGAGTTATCTCCCCATATTCCGAATAATGGAAGTCCCTCTTTTCTGTGGTCAACAGTTGTTCCACCGCCTAATAAATTTGATAAACTAGCCATTGAATTTTTCTCCTGAATTTTCTTTTAAATTATTTATATTATTAATCTTCTTCATAGTATTATGTTAACACCCATCCTGTAAATGAAGAAGTTACATCTGGCGTTGTTTTGTACACAAGTCTTAAACTTGCATATTTAGCGTCACCAATTAGATCAGCAGCTTCACCAGCAATATTTTGTCCGTTTCTTGCAATCGTTAGATTTGCGTCTTTCCATTTACCAAAACCGTCAGCAATTAATACATAATCGTCATTACTAGGGTTAGCAGGTAAAGTCATTGTAAAAGCACCGTTTGTTGTATTACCAATATAAGCGCCACCAGAAACAGCTGTAAAATTAGCATCCTTTACATCCCAATTGATAGCAGTTGCGTCTGCCCATACTGGATCAGCCGAAGCACCTTTAGTTACTAATACTTGTCCACTTGAACCAGCTGCAAGTCTTTGTACACCAGTAGCATCTCTAAATAAGAAATCTCCGTGTGTAGTTAATTGAGTTACATCATCACCTTTTTTAGCGATTTTTGACCAGTAAGTTGCATTTGAAGTAGCATTACCAGTTGAAGCTAAAATACAGATGAATGATTCACCATCAAAAGTTACAATGTCGTCAACTACATAAGCAGTTCCTGCGTTGTAAGCCCCTTGGAATACTGGTTTAATTCTTCCTAAATTTATTGTTGCCATAATTCTATGTTTCCTTATTTCTATTTATATTTATAATCGTTTATATCTCAACTATAAAAAATTTTTAATTTAATTCTACTTTTAAATCTCCGTTATCAACACTAAATGTCAGACCAGCCCTCATAAAGAAACTATTTTTAAAGATGTCTTCTTGTTCTTTAGTTTCAAAACGAGTTTCTATATTGTCTTTTCCGTCAGTTTTAGTTAGTTGTAATTCACCTTTCCATTCAGGTGTGTAGATTTTTCCACCTGTATCACTAAAATTACTTTCATAATAATATAATACTCCAACAGCACTTCCTGGGAACAAACTTACATTTTTCTTTGGTATTTCAATAGTTACTGTTGCACCAGCAACACCTATTGTACCTGAAGTAGTTACATTTGTAGTATATTCTACTCCACCTGATTTTGTTCCACCATTTGTAATAGAAAATTTAAAATCAGATTGTAATAACTTAGTATCAGAAACATCAAAAACATATGTAAATCCTTCATATAATTTTATATCATTTCTGGTTCTAGTTATATGTGTAATTGGTTTTTCATCATCACCATTATCAACACATAAAGTTCCACCAATACCTAAAACATACATTTTTGTTCCATCAGAATTAAATGAAAATCCTTTAATATCTATATTATTTGTTCTAAAACTTTGATTTGAAGTTACTGCCTGGGTAGTTGAAATATCATATTCTGTTACTAATGGATATTCCATAACATCATTACCTGTTGCACCTGATATATAAATTTTTGTACCAGCAGCATTAAACTCAATTCCTCTTGGTTTATCATCTTCAGTAGCAATTGAATATGCGTCAACAAACGAAGCAGTTGAAATATCATAAGCAGATGTCAATAGATATTCATTAATATCGTTACCGTCATCTCCAACTAAAAATAATAATTCTCCAGGGTTAACAGCACCTCTAGCAACTGTATTAAAATGTAAATCAATCATATTTGCATCCTGAGTTGCAACTGAAAATCTTTGTGAATAAGTTGCTGTTGCAACGTCAAAAGCACTTGATAAAGTATATTCATTTATATTACCAGCAGCAATTTGAGGTGAAGCTTCAGCTTTTGATCCTCCATTTTCAATAACGAACATTTTTGTTCCGTCATTATTAAATGTTAAATTAACAGGACTTTGACCTTCAGTAGAAATACTTTTTTCTTTTTCGTAAGTCAATGTAGATACGTCATAACCAGTTGATAATGAGTATTGTATAATTCTTGCGTGAAATTTATCAACAGCATAAAGTTTTGTTCCGTTATTATTAAATTCAAAACCGTTTAAAGTTGACTTACCTGATTGAGTAGAATTTTCAGCATTATTTCTAACTAAAGATTGTGTAGTTGTAAATGTAGCACTAGTAGCGTCATAAGCACTTGAAAGAGCATATTCATAGATACTATCATTTCTTTCAGCACCAGTTGTTAATTTAGTAATAACTTTTCTTACTGTTTGATTTGTAATTCCTGTGATATGAAAACCATAGAAATCGTCTTTTTCTTTTCCTGTTACTGTGAATTGTGTTAATTTACTCATATCTTTATTTATATCCTATTAAGCAACCTCTAATAATTTCCAACCGTTAGTTGCACCAGTATATACTAGTGTAAAGGCTGCGTGATCTGTTTCGGCAGTTAAATTTTCTGCAAGGTTCATAATATCGTTTCCGTTTCTATCAACTGTTAATTTATTTGTTGAAAATGTTCCGTTTAAGTCTAAAAATGTTACAGAGTCTCCAGTTAATGGTGAACCAGGTAATTGTATTGTACATTCAGCGGCAGCAGTATTAACTAAAAATCTTTGATTACTTTCAGAAACAATTACCGTAGAACCATCTCCAACAACAGTTACGTATGGTGTACCACCACCTAAACCTGTCCAACTTGATCCGTTATAACCTTCCCAAGCAACTAGAGATGTATTGTATCTTATAGCACCTGCGTATAAAAGACCACCGACTGGTCTTTGAGCTGTTGTTCCTGTTGGTGGAACCCAAGCACCAACGCCTGCATTATCTCTTGTTAAATATCCTAATACAGCATTTTCAGTAGGTACAGCATTGTTTGAATTACCACCTAAGGTTTCGTCTGTACTAAATTCGTTAATAGCGGCACCTAATTCTGCACCGATAGATCCAAGTTTTAATTCACTTAATCCTGAAAGGTTAAAGGCGTCTGCATTTAGTGTAGCAGTACCAGTTGCCTGTTCAATTTTGAATAGATCACCAACTCTAAAGTCACCTTGTTGGTCAGTTGATACCCAATAAATTCTACCACCATCATTTTCAATAATTTCATCATCTTGGTCAGCAGGTTGAGTAGGTATATTTGGATAGTTTGTAGTTACAAAACCACCAGTACCGATATTTAAGAAATCGTGTCCAGTTAAACGAATGTTTGAGAAACCACTTGATACATCTGTTGATATACCATCACCTTTTGCCTTACTTGTTCCTATATCTTCCGTTAATCTGATTACTGCTGTTCCGTTTGTTGTATCTTCTTCAGATACTAACCCAATTCTGTAATACTTTGTATCACCTGCCATCTTAACATTTGAAGCAAGTTTAAGTATATTTTGTGCATTTAAAGCTGTTGTTCCTGATTTAACTGCAAGTAATGGTCCTCTTTGACCTTGTTGAGCAGGTGAACCAAAACTACCATCTAAAGTAATTTGAAAAGTAGAAGAATCTTCTTTTTCAATTGTACAAATTTCTCCGTTTTGAAAATTACCACTTATGTTTTCTATATGTAAATATGCTAATGACGTATTAAATCTGAATATTGTAGCAGTTGCACCTGAAGTAGCTCCCTGAATTGTAGCAGTTCCTTGTCCTTGTACTGAAATCATATTTTCAATATCTGAAACCGTTGCACCACCTAAGATAGCAGCGGCATTGTATTTCAACATTAAACCTCTAGTTTGAATATTTACTGGTATCTCATCTTCATCCGTACCTTCTGCAACACAAGCCTGTTCTCCGTATGCGTGTGAACAGTTTAGTCCTCTAATAAATCCACCTGATTCAGCGTAAATAGCTTTTTCTGCATAGTAAACGAAAACTGATACTGCCTCACAACGACCATTTCCTAAGATATGAATACCCATACCGTCGGAGTTGATTTGTGTAAAGTCATTTCCTAAAATTGATTTGTTTGAATTGGGGAATGTTTTCTTATGTAAGTTACCATCAATCTGCATACCACAAGCACCAGTATTTGCTGATGTACAGTTTTGTATGTATGGAGAAGCGGTTCTGATATTTCCATTAGGGTCTAATGATATTACTGCAGCCATTATAACACCTTTAGGTAATACTCTTTCACCTACATCTGTAATATTGAATTTTGCTTTTCCTAGAGTTACAAAATCACCTGTTGTTAATCCGTGATTTGAGTTTGTGTTAACTGTTATTTGTCCAGCTGCGTGAGCATAATCATAATTAGAAACACTAACATTAACTGATTCTGCACCTTCAACAATAACATTACCACCACTAACATAAGTGTGTGCTAAATCTTCTATGGCAGTAGGAACTGTAAATGAATTAGCACTTGTTACAGTTACCTCATATAAAGCACCAGCACGTTTTGTGCCAGTTAAACCTGTAAATGTAAAGTTTCTAATATTGTTTGCGTCATTACATAGGAACATATGAGAAGCATTATTATCTTCTAAAGAAGTAACTTCTAAAGTCATATCTCCACTACCACCAATATTTGCTGATGATAAAGTGATTATATCACCAACACTAAATCCTGCACCACCGTGATATGTATTAATTTCAACACAAGTACCACCTGCGTTATGTAAACTGAATACTGCACCTGATCCTACATTTGGAAGAGTTAATGTTCCTTCGTGTGTACTGAAATCCATACCAGTTATTTTTACAGCATCACTAACTGAAAATCCGTGAGCACCAGTAGTAGTTATAGTTGCAATACCTGTTACATTGTCATATGCTACATTTGATATTGTAAATGATCCAAAAGCAGCATTTGTAACTTTACCACCTCTTTTATATGTGTGTACTAAAGATGATGTACCAATGTTAGCAGTAAAATTTGTTGAGTCTGGTACACTTGCAACAACATAAGATTTTTCAACTTTACTAGAGTGAATATATTTGTAATCTCCGTTTGTTACACCTGAACTTGGTTTGTTAATTATTTTAACTGTTTTAATTTGTGTACCTGAACCAGTTGCAGGAGTTACTTTTGTATTTCTTAAAGTTTCTCCCATTACAGAAACACCTGCTCTAATTCTTAAAGGTAAAATTTCTGAATATGTTCCGTTTTTAATTCTTAATATATCTCCAGCAACAGATTTAACATCCATTGTTAATGGAACAGTTGCATTACCGATTAGTGATCCATCAATGTATAGTTTATCATCTACATTATGATCGTGTGTACCGTTTTGAATATCTACTGTCGTAGAAACACCTGTTGTATCTACTCTAAAGAAAGTGTCAGCACCAACAGAAGGTAAAGTTGTTTCTGCACCACTTGTAAGAGTGTAATCTAATCCTCTTAATCTTATAGTATCATTAATAGATAATCCGTGAACACCTGAAGTTGTAATTGTAACTACACCTGTTACGTGGTTGTAAGGTGCGGTTGTAACTGATAAATTTGAGTTATCTGATTTTTTAATTTCTCCACCACTAACATAAGTATGTGTATCGGTTGAATATCCTATATTTACTGTTAATTGAGTAGTTGTAGGAACAGAAACAACTGTAACTTCTTTATAAGCAACTGCCTTAACATCATTGTAAACATTAGCAGTACCACCAGTACCACCAGATACGTTATTTACTTCTCTTACTGAATTTATTTTTGCTCTTGTAGCAGCATATTGAATTGTTTTATAAGGTAATGATTCTGAACCTGGGTTATCATCTGAACCACTTGGAGAAACCCATAATACGTTTTTACCTGATATACCACTCCATTTTACATCTAGTCCATCAGTTGTTAAAACTGAACCAGGCATACCAATAGGTAACCTAGATACACCACCTGAACTTTCAAATAATAAATCTCCTCGTGTAGTTAATACAGCGGCAGTATCTCCTTGAGCAAGAATTGTCCAAACAGTTGCGTCTGAACCAGGAGTAATATTTGTTTGTTGATCTTTTAATTGTATGTATGAATTTGAAGAATATCTAACTACATCACCTATATTGTATGCTGTAGAAGCGTCATAAGTACCTCTCCAATTAAATCCACCAACTACTTGTTTCCAATAAGTTGAATTTACAGTTCCGTCTGTATTAGAAGGTCTTTGATTAGTTGCGTCTAAAATACATACGTAAGAATTACCACCATACTGAATTGTATCACCAGTTTTGTATGTTGTTCCGTGAGCATATACACCTTCGGCATTAAATCCAGTTGTTACTACATCCCAATATGAATTGTCAGCAGGAGTTTGTCCTGCAGCTTCTTCATCATTAATATACACATAAGAATATCCACCGTGAGTTACGACATCACCTTTTGAGTAAACCGTACCTGCGTTGTATGAATCTTCAAATTGTAATCCTTCAGAATAAATAGAAAAGTTTGCCTGAGCGAAATCATCTGTTGTTGCACCTGAAGTGTGAGCAGTTGTACATCTGTATTGGTAAGAACCAAATTTTACAATATCATCTAATCTGTAATAAGTTGTTGCAGCCCAATCGCCTCTAAATGCTAAACCTTCACTATAAAGTGAAAAGTTTGCTAAATCTATATTAATATCACCACCAGAAGCTGATGTGTGTTCAGTAGTGACTCTGTATGTTCTTCCCCCATACTTAACTAGGTCGTTTAATCTGTATTGAGTTGAATCAGCGTAATCACCTCTAAAAGTGATACCGTCTGAATATTGTTCAAAGTTTGATTGGTTTAAAACTGCACTTGAAGATGTATGAGCAGTTGTAACTCGGTATTGTTTACCACCATAAGATACTAGGTCGTTTAATTTGTACCAAGTTGCGTCTGCATAGGCACCTTTAAAGTAAAATGATTCACCGTGTAGTTGCCAGTTTGTTGTGTAAGTTGCAGGAGATGTGTAAAAAATATTTTCGTTGTTTGGTGATGTATGATTTGCTATACAAACATACGAATTACCACCGTATTTAACTATATCGTCAATTATATAACCAGTGCTGGTTGTCCAATCACCTCTCCATTTAAATTTAAGTCTACCTAGTTTAAAATCTGCCATTTGTTTCCCTAATTACTTATTTCTATACTGCACTTTGGTAAGTAGTAGTTGATGAACTTGCCGTTGTGTCTTCAAAAGTATCAAAATCGTCTGAACCTTCAGCGTTTCTTGTTACTCCTGCGTTTGATCGTTTTACTAAATCTCCACTAGTATTATTTATAAGAAAAGTAGTGGTAGGATTTACTGAAAAATTAATTTGTTGAAATCTATCACTATCATTATTGAAGTATCTTTTTTTAACTTGTCCTACTACAATACTTAATCCAGTCTTTGGTATTAGTGTAAATGTAACTACTGTATTATTGACTAAAGTAAAGTCAGAAAATGGTACTTGTTGAACACCGTCTAAAAATACTGCAATCCTTGACTCATTTAACACAGGTGTTCCTATTGTAAATTCAAATGCCGTACCGTCTGAAGTAAAATAGTTGACATCAAACATCTCTAGTCTTTCATCTACATAATCTGTTTCTCCTCTTCCAACAAAATCAGACTTACCATCTTCATAAAATTTTGATACTTCAATAGTTTCATTACCCTTGTTAGGGTTTATTGAAGTTAAGTATAACATACCCTCTTTTGTTCGTCTAATTCCGTTAAAAGATTTCTGTTTTACTGAAGCTGATGGTGTGTGATCTACTAGATATGGCATTTTTCTATATTTATATTATTATGTTAATTCAAGGATACTTGCGTATGCCTCAACATCTACTGAAGACGAATCAGGATTTGCGTCAGCAACTACTCTAACAATATCGTTAGCCTCTAAATTAACTGGTTTGTCTAAAGTCAATGTATTGTTTGGCGGAACCTCTAAACTTTTACCTATATGATAAAAAGTAGAACCACCATCGGTTGTAACTTTTACATTTACAGTAGCACTAGCACTTGTACTTTTATTTGAAATATATAATGCGTGAATTACAGCGGTTGCACTTGCACCAGCGGTAAATAAATTACCAGCGGATGTATCCACAACTGGAACTGTTATTCCTGCATTTTTAAATGTACTTGCCACTTAATTATCCTCCAAATACTATAGCGTATGCTAAAGCATCGCCATCCATTGCTACATCACCATCTGCGTCTGGAAAAGTTATTGTTCTATCTCCTGTAGGTTCTGCAACCGTTATAGTTGTTTCGTATGCGTTCTCCTGATAGCCTTCAAAAACTAAATTTGCACCGTTTAATGTAATATCATTACTAGTTACGGCACCTGCATTTGTAACTGCCTGTAAAGTTACAGCACCAGCACCACCAACTTCTTTTACAACACCACCAGATGTTTTAGTATATAACTTACCATCGGTAACATTCATTGCCAATTCGTGTACTTCTAAAGCAGCAGCACCTGGAATTTGACTCGGTGTTTCGGATCTTTTTGGTTTAATTACTGTTGCCACTAAAAGTTTCCTCCATCAACAGTTACAATTTCAACTTCACCTGAAGTTACTTGAAAATTGTCTGAGGTAAATGAAGCAACACCTTTATTAGAAGTAGAGGCATCCTCACCTTCAACCTTGATAGTATTATTATCAACGATTGTGTTAATACCTTCTCCTGCTAAAAACTCTAAATTTTGTTCTAAATAAACTCTACCTGTTGTTGAAGATTCATCTGTTAAAGTAATAAATGGATTTGCCAATTTACTAGTTGTTATTGTGTTGTTTGCAATCATAGAATTAACAACACCTAATGCCTTAACTCTTAATGCGTCTGAATTTACTTCTATTGAAGAATCGTCAACTTCTACATCTAAAGTATTTCCACTTTTACTTAAAGCTGCACCTGCAGTTATTTGACCTGCACCAGAAAATTGTGCTACATCTAAATCAGTTGTTCCAAATGTTGGAGCGCCTGTGTGTGTAAATGTGTAACCGTTATTAGCGTTAACAGCACCTTCTTCAACAAATACGAAAGCACCACCTGATAATTCTGATGGTTGATCTTCCGGAGTTGCTCTTGTTAGTACCCAAGGATTTGAAACATCACCAAGTGATGTTAAAGTGTAGATACCGTTTTGAGTAGCATCTGTTTGATCTTTAACTAAAATTCTATCACTTAAATTTGTTGCGAGAGTATCTAATGTTAATGTTCCGTTTGATGTTGATGTTAAAGTTGCACCTACACCAGCAGTACCATTTGAATAAGTTGCTGTTAAGTTACCTGTTGTTGCAAGTTTACAAGATGGTTTAGTATCTAAACCTTGTGCAACTTGGTCAACGTAAGTTTTATTTGCAAGTGAATTATCTCCAAAACCTGCTCTATCTTCATAACCTGATGGTACAATTACTGTACCAGTACCGTGAGGTGTTAAATCAATATCTTTATTACCTGCTGTTGTAGTAATTGTTTGACCGTTGATTGTAATATCATCTACAACTAAAGAAGTTAATCCTGCAAGGTCAGTTTCAGTTGCACCTAAAGTTAAAACTGAAGTACCTAATGTTGTTTGAGGATTTGCTATATTAGCATTTGTAATTCCAGCAGAACCAGATAAGTTAGAATTTGTTAATGCTGTAGCAGTTACAGTTACAGTATTGTCTGTAACCGTTTGTGTCATACCACCTGTACCTAAAAAATTTAAAGTTTCTGAAGTATTGTATTGGTCTGTACCTGTATCACCTGCTAAATTAATAAATTGATTAACAGTATCAAAATCTAAATTACCTGAACCGTCTGTTTTTAAGAACTGACCAGCAGTACCATCACCATCAGGTAAAACAAAAGTTTGAGAACTTGTTACTGCATTAGGAGATTTAATTCCTATAAAGTTACTACCGTTATTAGTACCTTCGTTAAATCTAATTTCACCACCTGTTGTTAGTGAGTTACCTATATTGATTGTGTCTATTGCTAAGTTAGCGTCTGCTGTAAGTGCTGAATTACCTGTTAGAGTACCTTGTACGTGGTCTAACATATCTGTAAAATACTGACCTCCGATTACTGATACATTATTTGCGTCACCGTTACCGTCAACGCCACCTTCACCAATAAAAATTCTATCTCCAAGATTGCCTTGTGTACCTGTTCCATAAGTATATGCTAATTCACCAAGTTTAAGTGTTGCTGGTGCTGAAGTAGATGAACTTCTTTTTATCTGTATTACTGTTGCCATATTTACTCTCTAAAATGTTCCGCCGTTAAATGTTAAAGTTCCAGTAGTAGTAACAATTTCGTTTCTACTTACGAACTTACCATCACTAGCTCTGTATTGCAATAATGCACCATCATTTAAAGAACTTACGTCAACATCACCTAATAATTTTAATGAAAGAGAACTGTTTTGAAGTGAAGTACCTGAAGGCAGGGTTACTGAAACTTTTTTGGGTCCGCTTCCAGTAGAAGCATTAATCTTTGCTGTAATACTTGCCATAAACCTCTCTCTTTTGTTATATTTATAATACTTTTATTATGTAGTTACGTTGGGTCTTACAGTAATTAAACCCTCAATTACTCTAGTAACTGTACCAGTAGAAGTTTGTGTAATCTCTACATCATAAACATATCTTTCTGCGTCTAAAGCTGCGGTCTGAGCCGCTGTCATTGCTAAGGCAACTACTCCTGAAGTAGCGTCCGTGGCAATCGTTGAAGTCATAGATGTTCTTGTTCTTGTTGACGCATAACCTTTTGCCATTTTGGCTTCAGTTGTGTAACCAGTCAAATTAAATGCGTTTCCGTTTGCGTCTTTTACAGTTACATCTGAACTGAAATTAGCGCCTTGATCTATTATTAAATTAGCTATTGCTGCCATTCGTATCTTCTATTGGTTGAACTTTCTCTTTTTCCATTAATTCTAAAATTTTCTTGTTATAAAATTCTGTTAAAACTTGAATTTTTTCCAACTCAACATTGTGTCTTACTTTTGACGCCTCAATTTCTTGTCTAGCAACGATTTTATTTCGTAATTCAATGCTAAAAGATGACTCGTCATATGTTTTACCGTCTATTGTTAAAGCCATTATATACTCCTTTGTTATAATATATAGGTATATTTATACGAAATAAATAAGAGATATAACATAAATCAGCATTGACTTTTTTGTCAAATTATGTTATATTTAATATAATTAATTAATTAAAGAGGAAATTATGAAAAAATATATAATCACAATTATGATGTTATTATGGTCTCATACAGCAATCGCTGGTGGATCAGCAACAATAGTAAATGCAGGAAGTGATTCTGGTGCATTTCATCAAATTTTAACTATGATTGGAGATAAACTAAACAATCATAAATTTATACAAGCAAACAATCCCATTATAGCAGAAACACACTTTGATAAAGGTAATGTTTTGACTATGTGGAGTACAGAATGGCCTGGTGATGAATCATTGCCATCGGTAACAATAGACGCAAGTACAATCGTTGCTGTTACAGCATACGAAACTATACTTTGTAGTCGTACTTTTAATTCATTATCTGATATGAGTGGTAAGACTATTAAAGTTGCAACCTGGGGAGAATCTCCTGCTGTTAGTAAGTTTATTGAAAATTTAGGTAAATCAAATAACACTACATTTGAAATCGTACCATACGGTGGAAGTGGAGATACAGTTAGAGGTTATCTAGGCAAAGACGCTGATACAATTTTTACAATTCAAACTAAACAATCTAAAGTAGAAGCAGACGGCAATTGTATTGCTTTTAGTGCTAATGGTGATTTAGATTTTGCTTTTGTTGATGTACTATTATCAGTTAATGCTGAAAATGGAACAGTTGAAAATTTCAGAAAAGTTGTTAAAGATTTAATAACTACTGAAGCGTGGCAAACTGCATTTGCAGGATCGGCTACTTATGTTTTAGATAATGGTAATAAAGATTCACTAGTTAATAAAGTGAACTCTGCTATTGTACTAAACACTAATTAATAATATTCAATACAATTTTGAAGTTGGTCATTAACGGTCTGATATGTTTTTAACATATCGGATTCGTTAGTGCCAGTTATTAAAAAAGAAATTCTAGGAACTCTTTCTGAAGTTATATGAGTATATTCTAATATAGTTTCTCCACGTTTTAATCTATCATTATTAGTTTTAACCCAATATTTTTTTAAGTGAGATATATCTTTTACAGATTTTATCTTACCTGGTTTTAATTTAGAAATTTTCCATAAGATTTGTTTGTTAAAAGAGTACGGTTCATTATTTAAAATTTTTGAAACTATTGTATTGTTATGTACATCATCCATTTGTTGTAAACCTTGACCTATTCTTGGATTACAATCTATCATCTTAATATTATTATCCCACTTGTAAAAATCAGGTCCAGAAAAAAACATATTTTTTAATTGTAGATTATTAATTACTTTATTGTAAAAACGATCAGCATATAATTTAATATCATCTGGTACATCTTTCTCATCAAAACTCATCCATTGAGATAATTTAGTTTCATATCTATATTTGTCTATTTGATTATACCAAACCTCACCTTTTACCCATAATAAATCTTTTATAACTCCACTATCATTTACATAATAATATGGACCCCAAATTTCAGATTTAGTAGGAAGTTGATCTTGCACTATATAACGATTAATACGATTATTAAATGCTGGGTCTTCCCAACCCTTTTCATTATTAGTAAAAAAATCAGATACTTTATTATTTAAACAATATGATAAAAACTCTTTCTTATTTTTAAAAGAAATATAATTTAAACCCCCAGGTTTACTGCCTGAACCAACAACAGGTTTTACTATAAAAGGTTTATCTTTCCAATAATCTAAATGATCTGGATTTGTAGGAATAATATTATGTGGTATTAAACTTTGAAGACCTATATTAATACAAAAATCATCAAACTTTTTCTTATCAGATAAAATATCTGCTGCTTTTTCTGATAAATTTTTTATTCCCCATTTTTTCTCTAATTTTACTTGTAAAGGTAATAGACTTTCTGCAACCGTATAAATTCTATCATAGGGTCCTTTGATCTTATCAAAGTCTTCAATAAATACATCACAATTTTTCAATGCTCTTTGAAGACATTGCCATTTGTTTTTTCCTCTATTATATCCTAGTATTAAATTTTTCATTTAGTTTTCCTTTAATAGTGTCAAATGGTCTATCAAATCCTATTGTAAGTGTAATTCTATCTATATCTGTTTTATTTTTAACACCGTGAAGTTGTCTGGTGTTTATTAAGTAAACTTCTTCGCCACTAAATTCTTCAATAGGATCATTAAAATCGTCAACAAATATAATTGAGCTATTGTTAAAATCACCTACAAGTGGAAAGTTTAATGAACATAATTTACTATGGTCTCTATGAATAGGTAAACCACCCCAATGTACTTTGGAAAATTTCATACTACTAATTGGAGATTGTGTGATATTACTTAATGCCTCACTCCAAGAAGTTGTAGGTACTGGTGCTTCATCTACTGGCCATTGTATGTTATGACGGTCAACACCTCTATGATATTTTGCCTCTAAACAAGACCTGACAATTTGATTTTTTGGCCAAGAAAAATTATATTTTTTACAATACTTCATCCGTGTATTACTATTACTCTCATTAAATTATCCCAAAACAAATCTGTTAAGAAAAATCCATATAGTATCGGAAAAGTATCTACTCTTTTTAAATAATAACCTATTGTACCTAATACAAATAATGTTATTATCATCCACTCTCTTACTGGATAAATGTAAATACTCATTATAGAAATGAATAATACAATAGCATATGTAATTGTATTTTTATGTTTCTTATATAGATTTGCTAATTTACCTAATAAGTTAAAACAAGTCCAAGATAATATTAAACATATTATTAATATAATAGGTATGTAATAAAATATATTAGTAAAATAAGACATTGTTTCTACACCAAAATTAAAACCTTTAGTTACAATTAAATAATAAATTAATACCTCACTACCTACAATCGGTATGCCAAGTATAATTAAAGGCAATAAAGAACTTAACGCACCACTATTGTTTGCTGATTCTGCTGCTGATATTTTCTTTATATCTGTCTTAACTAAATTAGCACTTAAATAACTTCCTAAAATATTAGTTACTCCTGGAATAAGACCACACCAAAATCCAACAAAACTACCTATACCTGTTGAAGGTAATGTACTCTTTGCTATACCAAATTTATTAATTGATTTTTGTTTAGTAATTTTAATATCTCTAAATTTCAATAATTCAGGTATGATATATAATCCAATCATCACAGCACTAAAAGGAATACCTAAAGTCAAATAATCTATACCAAATGTTCCCCAAGTTTTAAATGAAATATTATCAAATCCTATCTTTGCTAATACTCCACCAAATATAAAAAGAGGTATTGTTTTCCACATCTTTTGTTTTGATAGTAGAGTTAATAATAAAATTGCTAATATTATAATAAAAAGTTGTATTGTACTATTATAAAATTTAAATATGTCATAGATACTAGGAAGAAACAATAAAAATAAACATATTGCAAAAATAGAACCTATTGTACTTGAAATAGCATTGGTACTTACTGCAAGATGTCCTTCTCCTTTTAAGAATAAATTATGTCCGTGTCTAGCAGTAGTTACAGCGGCAGCGTCACCTGGTATTCCATAAAGAATACCTGTTACTGAATTGGTATAATTTGTTGTAATAAGGATTGAAATATAAAATAGTAATATATTAAAAGGGTCTAAAATAAGTAGTAAAGGATATAATGTTGCGATTGCTAAAAAAGGTCCTCCACCAGGTATAATTCCGAAGATAACACCTGTTAATATTCCAATCAAACACCATAATAAAGAAAGCATTATTTTACCCTGCCATATTCCAACATTTTTTGAAACAACTCTTTATCAAATTTTAAACACATAACTAATAAAACTATTCCATCTGAAAATGAAAAAACACTATGTCTTTTATTGCCATTAAAATACCAAAGAGAACCACTATTTCCTTTTATAACTTTATCATCATAAATCCATTTAAAGTCATATTCATTACATTTAACAAATCCTATAAATCTAACTTCATCATAACTATAATCTTCTTTATTAATATCAAAGTGTTCTGGAAAATAACTACCTCTATCCATTCTTAAAAAATGACAACGACCTAACCATTTCTTCCAAGGTTCTAAAATTGTTTGTAGTGTTGGACATTGTTTCCAAACATCTGTTGGAACATTTATTTCGTGGTTGTGTATTAATTGACCAGTTTGTGATTCCCAATCTCTTAAACTTGATAAATCAGGGATGCCGTGAAGACCACCATCAATACTAGTTACACTTAATCCCCAGCGATTGTTTGGTTTCTTTGTATTATAATTATATCTTTTCCAATCTTTCTCAAAAGGTTTTAATTCTTCTAACAATTTATCTTTTTTAAAACTTGGAAATTCTATCCAATCAGACATTGTGTTTAGACGCAATAACGCCTTATCATCATCATTCATAATTTTAACTTATAATACTTTTCTATCTCCAAGTTTGCTCAAATATTTTGTAAAATCTATTTCAGAAACTTTAGTGTATTCTAAATCAATATCTATAGCAGGTAACTTTTTAAATTCATTAATATATTCTTTATAAGTATCTTCATCTTTAAACTCCATCCAATATAAAATTGATTTTTTATCAAATGCTATATATCCACCTTTATCCATTGCATATTTGTGGCTAAGAAAAATATGTTGTTCCATTATTGACTCATCATTTTCTACTTCATCAAAAAAATGTGATATGGTATTAAAATTATTATCTTTTTTAGTATTTTTTACTATCCATTTTGCTATGTATGACATATATCTATTTATAAGGTATAAAATAAGGCGTCCACCAACCAGTCCAACCTTCTTCCATTATGTGATGTAATTGACCTAGTGTACACATACTATAATTTTTATCTGATGATTCTGCATTAAATTTAGGACAAACTTTATCGTAAGTTTTATAATCTATTTCCTTATAGTAAAATTCATCACTACCTTTATAATATTTCTTTAGGTATTCTTTGTCATTTGATTTAAACTTTTTCCATATGTGAGATACATCTCCTGTCCACGATACAACGGAAGAGTTTAATGGTGTATGAGCAGGTTCTCTCCACCAAGTATCATCTAATAATGTAAAATCTTTTCTAATTAAGTTAGGTAATTTATCATAGATAATCACATCTAAATCAAAGTATAAGTTTTCTCCATCTCTAAACTTATCATACATTTGAAATTTATTATACCAATTGCCATATAAATCAGTATCTATTATTTCAAAACTATCATACTTTAGACCTGAATAAGTGTCTATCATATGTTTCAAATTTTTAATGTGCCAATCAGTAAACTTGTTACCAAATTTACAACATATTATTCTCATTTTATTTCTTTAATTTCTATATTTCTTTTTCTTATAGTATTAATTTTAATATCTGCTTTCTCTGGTATATCGTGCCAATCACCATTAGGACATTGCACCTTTTCGCCTGCGTGTTTTGTAATATCAACTATCTTAATTTTTCTAAAAGGTTTACCTGTTCTAGGATGTTTATCTAAATTTTCAGTTGTTAAATTACTACCATTGCCAGCGCCGATTGCTAATTCTGTTTGATCTGATTCATAGCGTTCAACTCCTTCTTTAGGAAATCCAATGCCAATACCGTATGTTATTTTCTTTTCACCTTTAATAACTTCATCTAATATACCTAATTTCTTTTCCCAAAAATCATCACCGTTCATATCATTATGACTTTTATTGCAACCAGTAGCAAGTCCTATTTTTGCAGCCGCTCTCATAGTTAAACCAAGGGCTATGCCAATACTTACATAAGCATTTTCCCAACGAGCAGCTGTATAATTTTCTTTTAAGGTTCCATCTGCATTGCAATTTAATTTTGTATCTGGTTCTTTTGCCACAAATAAAATATAAAGATTAGCATTCATTTGTGAGTTTTGCCAAGTAGAAGGTGGTTTACGAATATGAGTACATCCCCAAGTATATTTTGATAACTCGTCTAATACTTTTCTATCAGCAGTCCAGTATATATCATAATATCCTTCGTGTTGTTTTGAAGGTGCATTTTGGGCAGTCCATAAAAGATAATCTATAACTTCTTCGTGTACTCTTTTAGAATGATCCCAAACTCTTTGACATTTTTGAAGTTTGCGAATAACATCCATTTCATCGCTCCAATCATAAAACATATTTTTAATACCCATTTCGGTATTTTCACCTAAAGATACAATATCTTTCCAAGCATTACTCCATTTGTCTTTCATTACTTCCAATACTCCTTTATAAAAGATTGATTATGTTCGTGTATAGTCTTACCTGGACCTGTAAAATGAACAACTTTAATATTTTTATTTACACTATCCATTATCATATATTCTGTTTTAAATTTATTACAATACATTTTATTTAATTGTAGATTTTCTGTATAATCTGTTGAAAACTTACCTATCCATTCTTCAGGAGTTTTACTTAATTTAGATTTATATTCCTGTATCTTCCAATTAACATAGTTTTGTTCTCCGTAATATTTATTATGTACATCACCTATATTATAATAATGTAATTGCCAATAGTCAGGATTTTTAGCAAAGTCGTCCCATATATACTTTAAACTACCAGATTTAAACTTATAAAAACCACCATTTGTTTTTAACTTTGATTCCCACCATATTCCATAAGTTACTAATTCATTATCTTGTACAGGATGACCTAAAAGGTCATCTACATTGCCCGTAATCACCTGGTCAATATCCATAACTATAATGTCATCTCCAGGTTTTTGATAAGCAAAATTAGGACTAAAATATTTTAATTTATGCCAATGTTTTTTAATCTTGTCGTAGTGATTATAAGGCAATACAACATCTGCCTCAACATCTGTATCACTTATACAAACAAACTCAAAAGGTATAGATGAGTTTCTTTTTAAACTTCTATATAACTTTGATACATAATCTGGTGTATAAAAACCTTTATGATATACGGTACATATCTTAAGCATATCTTCTCCAAACTAAATCAAAGTCTTTACAAACACAATGTACTATCTTTATTTCTTTTGGTATAAAGTTTTGAGTATCTAAAAAATAGTGCCACTTGTCATCTAACCATTGTATATTAACTTGATTAATCTCTCTCTTGTATGAAAAAATTGTTTCATTATCATATCTAAACATATCAACAATGTTTTGAGGATATAAACTTGTATCACTTCTTAATCTTGTCATCAAATCTATTGTATCTTTAAACCCACCAAAGAAATCTAATTTAAGTATATCATCTCTACAAGCACCTATGATACCAGTATTAATAACATCATTTTTAGCACCTAGTCCTTTATCTATTAACATTGCTTGACAATTAAAATACTTTGCTGATGGACTTCTAATACTATGTTTTACTTCTTTATCTTTTACAATTTGAGCATTGTTATTATAAACACATATGCCTTTTGTTAAATCCCAACGATCAAAAAAAGATTCGTTAGTCAAAGGTACTGCGTCAAAATCTAAATATAATATTTCGTTATAGTCTTTTGATAGCTCTTCAAGTAAATGTATCTTATAAAAATTTACAACTTCATATCCTGTTAGGTCTGGACAAACTTTAAGTAATTTCTGTTCAAAACTTTGATAACGAAGATCGTATCCAAACATCATAAAAGTTGCACCTATATCATTTGCATATTTGCGTTTAGATTCAACTAATTTTGTATAATGTTTTTTAAAAGCATTAACCGTTATATTTGCCTTTTCTGTTGTATCATTTCTTTGTTTAGATTGACCATAATGTTCTTTAGACGGCACATCAACATAAACGCTATAAATTACTTTCATAATTTACCTATTAACATAAATCTAGTTCCTCTATCATCAACAATTTTATCTTCAACTAATATTTCTGCTTTATCTGGCATTTGATATTTAAATTCCTCTATTGATGATACACAATTGATATGTCCTTCTATATCATACATATTATTAGATTGAAAGGCGAAATAAGCTGGTGATACTCTATCCCACCAAGGATTTTTATAAGTTGGTGCTGGTCCCCATTGTTTCATAGATTTCATATGTTCGCAAGAAGTATTGATAAACAAATCGCAACTTGTGTACTGGTCTCTATACTTTTCAAATACATCACCAGTTATAAAATCAACATCTAAATCTTTAAACAATTTATATTTTGCAATACTAATAACTTTAGGGTCCATATCAATAGCAGTAATCTTTTTAACTTTATTATAAAATGCTGGTATTAAAATACTACCATACCAACAACCAAATATTACTATTTCAGAATCTTTTGTTAGAATATTTAATTTATCTATGTGTTCTACTAATTTAAGTTTAGATTTAAATTGCATAGGACTAAATGAATCTAATAAATCTTGTTCTTCCGAAACTCTATTAGTTCCTCTTTCATCACTAGGATTATTAACAGCATCCCTCATTGAAGGAGAGATTAAGTTATCCAATATCGTTTGTAATAATTTTATATCCATTTTACTATCTCATTTATTTCTGGTTTTAAATCCCAACTTTCTTTTTTTCTATCTATCAAATCTTGTCTTCTATATCTTTCAGCATAACCACAACTTAACATTGTTATAGGTCTTTGTTCAACCATATGTAATCCTACATTATGCCAATCTTTAACTTCTCTTTTAAAACAAGAGTTGTAAGATATATCTAATCCTTCTTCTAGTAAATAATATCCTAAATTACCTACAAACAAACCTACTTCAACTGCTACTGAATCTATTATATCTTCAGGATTATGTGATTGGTCGTAAAAATGTCCTTGTTCAACTTGTTCTTTATAAAAACGATTCGGGTATGCTATTCTACTATGTATTGTAATTAAATATGGATTTAATTTTATATGTTCATAATATGGATTAGGAACACCTTCTTGAGTTTTATTCATTAACTTTTTTTCAACAGCCCTATCTTCAGCGTGTTTGTGATTTTTTACAACTAAACTATGAATAGCTGCCTTTTCTAATTCTTTATCTGGACCCCATACAAGTACCTCATATGCCATTGCATTATTTTTTGAAGGAGATGTTTTCCACGCTTTCCATAATGCCTGTTCTATTAACTTTTTAGGAGGTATTTTTTCACTATAAGTTTTAACGTGATTTCTTTTCTTTTCTAATGTATCAAAGTAATTCATTTTCTAATTATCCAATCGTTAATGACTAATATATCTAATGCTGTTTTTTTAAATGTTCTTATTGCTTGTTCAGGTGTTTCTACAATAGGTTCCTGAGAATTAAAACTTGTATTTAATAACATAGGTATACCTGTAATCTTATAAAACTCATTAATTAAATTATATAACTTACCATTTTGTTTTTGATTGACAGTTTGTATTCTTGCTGTATTATCTATATGCGTTATGCCAGGTACCTTATCAGATTTAACTTTACATATTCTACTCATATAAGGACTATGACTATTTGTATCAAAGTATTCTTTATAGTGTTCTTCTAATACAACAGGTGCAAATGGTCTAAAGTCTTCTCTCATTTTTATAGTATGATTAATAATATCTTTTATATCAGAATTACGAGGGTCTGCTAATATACTTCTATTACCTAATGCACGATTACCACTTTCTGATTTACCTTGAAACCAACCTACTGTCTTGCCATCGGCAATTGCTTGTGATACTTCTTTGTAGTTAACTCTTTCATCTCCTGTATAATCATATTCTTTACCAGCAAATGTTTCTGTTATATGTATATTGTTATTCAATACATAGTCAGCGTGTTGATATGTTCCTAATGCTTGACCTTCATCACCTATTGCTGGTGGTACAAATACATTATTATAGTGTTTAGTAAATTCTTCATTCATATATCCGTTGTAAGCAACACCTCCTGCAATACATAAATTATCACAAGATTTTAAAGGATAAACAAATTGTTTTATCTTGTCTATTGTAAATTTTTGTAATGTAAATGCCAAGTCTTCTACACTAGATAAATCAATATGATTAAAATGTTTTTGTTTCTTTTCAGTAATAGGTCCATCTAATATTGTTTCAAATACATCATAGTAATATTGTCTATATTGACCATATCCTACTTTGCCCATAAGTTTACTTGCACCTAATGTGCCAAATCCTGTCAAGTTAGACATATGATTCCATAACCAACCAATAGGTAGTTTATCCGACAAGTCTATTAAGTTTTGGTCTTTATTAAAGAATACACATCTATACTTTGAACCTATACCATCAATTGCTAGTATATCAGATTGTTTAAAACCTGAATTAAGAAAGGCGTAAGTAGCGTGAGATTGATGATGGTCTATATAATAAAAATTGTCTTTATAATAATGATCCCATAGTTTTTTTGGTACATAATTAAATACATCTTTAGGTATAATATCTTTACACATTCTAATACCACCATAAGTGTAAGTAAATGCTAATACATCATCTCTTTTTTTAAAATATTCTTTTACAAATTCCTCATTTAAACGATAATCTGCTGGGTTTAATATATCTGATTGATGAGCATACGCCTCAGCGTGATAAGGTAAATTATGTTTAAATCTAGTATGTCTTTCTCTTTGATTATGCCACACACCATCATATGTATTGTGATCGTGTAAGTTTAATGCTACTGAAAATATTTTAGTCATTTAACAACTTCGCATATTTTCTCATAGGAAAATGACCTTTAGGTTGTACCCATTCAGTACAAGTCTTACAATAACTTTCGTATTTAAATAATTGAAAATTCATCATCTTATCTACATTTTCTTTTGTCATCTCAAACATTCTGGATAGTTCAGTATTATTTGCAAATTTTTTACTACAATGTATTATAACTTTCTTTTCAAAATCAATAACAGGTACCATAGGAAAAGCAGCACACATCTTCCTATCTATTTCAGGTGCCTGTATAACATCTGTAAATTCTTTTGATCTGCCATTAAATGCTTTCCACATTGTATTCTTATGATCTAATTTTTTCATAATTTCAGGATACTTGTGATTAAACGCATAATAATTAGGTGTTTTTACAACTACATTATAATTGTTATTATCATTTTCAGGTACAAAGTCAAAGTTACCTAGTTTCTTTACTTCGTTCTCGTACCAGTCTAATATATTATGTTCAACATACAATATATCCTTGTCTTCTAATATGTGTGGATATCTTTTACGAATAAAAGAGTTAGACAATACAGAACATACAAAGTTAGGATATTTTTTAATTTC